TTTTTTGTTTTAAAGATATCCATTATTTTTTAAACTTTGCTAATGGGTCACCGTGAAACTCTTCAATCATTACCTTAAGATTCTTAATAGAACCTTTAAGTTCTTTAATATCACGATTAAGATTTACGATATCTGATTGTAATGGTGATAAATCAACATTACCTACGGTATCTAATTTTTCTCTTAGGTAAATGATATCATCATCAAAACTTTGGATTTTGTTAGTGACTATTTCTATATCACTTGCTTCTGCAAATCCTTCAACTACTTCTTCTAATGAATCTATTCTACCCGTAAATGTATACCAACCTGCTATCAAACCTGATAACACCGTTACTATACTTACAATGTTTGTTATTGATAATCCGAATTTTTTATTCTGAGCATCATCTAACATTTTTTCTGTATCTATTACTTCTTTTGCCATTTTATTTTCCTCTATTTACAATTGCAATTTTCACAATTACAATTTTCACAATCGCAATTTTCGCAATCACAATTTTCACATTTGTATTCTATCATTATCTTTTCCTAAAAATCAAACCCGAATGATAACATTAAGGTTTCGTTGTGGAAACTCTCGGTATTGTAAAGATATGCTAATGATATATCCACAACATTAGTATTGATACCACCACCTATTGTGATGTAATCAACATTAAACTCTGGTTCTGAATAATACCCTAATCTCAAATTACCTACTTCTCCTAATAAGTATTCACCGCCAACTCCAAATGAAGAATAATCTTCAAATAGTTTTATATCTGATAGTAAACTAAAACTACCAAAACTTTGTTTAATACCAATACCTAATGACATTGGTAAACTTGTTGATTGGTCTAAAAATTTAGTTTCACCACCTAAGTCTTTTAATACAAGACCCAATGATGTGTTACCGAATACTTTATACGCACCGATATCAACTCCATAATTCATATCAATATCTATATCATCAATAAAAGTATGATTGTAAAGATTAAGTCTTGCACCCAATAACCAATCTCCCAATTCCATAGCATAACTTCCACCAACTCTTAGTGATGATGAATCAAACTCTCCTGTTATGATACCACCGATATCTGCGGCTGTTTGAGTTCCGTAATCAAAGTAAAATACTTCTACGGAAAATCCCATACCACTTGTGTATTGTAGATTTTGATATCCCATATCATCTGTTAGGTTTGGTAACCATTTTACATATGATGTTTCTTGATGTGATTCAAGTCCTGCAAATGCTGGATTATGAAATAGGTTTTTAGAATTTAAATCTGCAATACCTGAATTTCCTGCTCCTGCACTATGAACACTTGGGTTCAATGTAAATATACTATTTGCCTGTGCGAATAGTGTTCCTGTTAATAATAATAAACTTAATAATTTATTCATAATACTCCTTATTTAATTATTGTAAATTTCTTAGACTTAATTTTGTTTTCTGTTTCCATTACGAATAGATAAATACCTGGTTGTAAGTCTTCATATCCACCATATCCACCTTCACCTATTACATCTGGTAAGTCTGAGAAAGTGTATGTGTGCATTCCGTCAGTAACGACTTCATCCAATATAGTTCCAACTTTTTGTCCATTAGCGTTATAAATACTAATCATCACGTGTCCAGTTTGTTCCATATAGAATTGAAAGTTAATAGATTCGTGTTCACTATCATTATATGGATTTGGATAAACATAAGTCATTTCATCTCCATTTGGTTGTCCACCACCGAATGCCCAAAACTTATTCCATATTCTAATCTTACCACTTTGTCTATTCATAAACAAGTCGTCTCCGGCTGGATTACCAGCGTTAGCTTTTCCTACAAATTGTAAGTCTGCTTCTGTCCACTCTTGGTTATTGTTTTCATTTAGTTTTGAATTAAATACTAATTGTAAACCAACCATTTCCTCTGTTATGTAGTAATCTTGTGGTGCATTGTTCGGTGAGTTATCTAATGCTCCAAATGAAATTATCTTATATCCGTCTTCGTCAATTTCACTTTCATTTAAATAAGTTAACCAAGGTCCTGGTAAAAGTCCTGTTTGAGCGTCAATAAATTGAAGTTGTTCTTCTTTATATCTGACTTCAAATTCAAACCCTGCTACTTTAGTTGGTAGTCCTGTTATTTCATCTACACTTGGTGTAATTGTCAAAGGAACTACAACTTGGTTACCCATTTGAACTTTAACACTTCCGTCATCTGGTAATGATAAACTAACACCTTGTGTTGAGTTCATACTTCTACTACTTCCGTCGTAAGTGTTATTTGTATTGGTATAGGTCCAAGCAGTTGGTGCGTCATCACAACTTGCATTTACACAATTTTGATTCCAAGATGAATCTCCGTCTCCGTTCTGAACCGTGTGTGTTGACCAACGATAATATGTTGTTCCTGTGTAAGCGTCTTGATAACCATCTGCATTTGTTGATGTTTCTAATACTCTTGTTCCTGATAAATTCATATCACCAGTAAAGTAAACTGCTACATCATCTGCGGTGTAATCTGGATTTACATCTCCGTCAGTTGATACATCTGGGTCATCAAAGGTTGATGTTCCACCCAATACTACTACTTGTAAAGTATCATTACCTGTTACGACATCATCCATTAAAGCATTTAACCAAATAACTCCACCTGCGTCTTGTGTTAGTGTTGTTGTTTCTTGTGGTAAATCATCATCCCAAAATGCAGTAAACTCTCTTCTTTGTTTAGTGTCACCCCCTCTAAGTGCTTGATAATAATTAAGAGTTTGTGCATTTCCACCTGCTTTTAGGTTGTCAATACTTGACCATTGTTGATATGAGTTTCCATTAACGTGAGTATATGATGTTGAAAATACTCCACTTGTGTATGCCCATAAGAAATATGCGTCATTTAATTGGAACAAGTCATCTCCGTCTACATCACCAATTAAATATGCACTTGGTGAATCTACATTGATACTTGTTTCATTTACAAATTTGTTTGATTGAAAATTAAATGATGCGATTGCGTCATTAATGTTTGTAATGGCTCCTCTATCTAATTCCAATTGTGAGTGAGAACCGATATCATCATTTGCGTCTGGTGGCCAGAATGATACACGATAAGTATTGTTTCGTGGTAATTGAATATTATAATACCCATTTTTATCCGTATAGGTGTAATCAAAATATGATACTCCTAAGAATCCAGTTCCTGGTAAAGTTTGTGATGCCAAAGCTGTTGGTGTGGTTGTGTCTGTTAATTTATAATAGTAATAAGTTCCACTAGCGTCTCCTATAACATCATCACTTAAATCTTCATCTGCTGTGGTTGCGTCATCAGCAATACTTTCAATATTATACCAATTAGTAAATGGTGTATCACTATCTACATCTGGATTTGCCTCATCTAATTCAAATACAACTTTCCAATAAGGATAAGTTTTTTGTGTAAATACATCATCATCTACTCCGTCACTATCATTATCGGACAATTCTCCAATGTATCTACCGAAACCTTCAATGTCAACAAGTTTTGGATGTAGAGTTAAATCTCCTCTTGCTCCACCATTGTTTGTTGCGTCGGTTCCCCAATTGCCGTCAATATATACTTTATAATCTAATAGATAATCATCAGATACATAAGTATAATATCCACTACCACCACTATAAAGTGTTGGTATTCTAAATGAACGTGGTTGATAATTATCAACTACATCATTAATTCTAAATGTTAATTTTAATACTTGTGCTTGATTTCCTGAACCATTACCAAATGTAAAGTCTGGTGTTCCATCTGCATTAGCGTCAGCTCCGTGACTTACCATAGTAATTCTTAACCAATCATAACCTGTATCGGTTGCTGAAGTTTCACTACCATTAATTTGAATACTATCTGTATATCCTACATTTGAATAATGAACTACTTCAAATGAATAATCTGCTGTTGAACTTTCATCACCCTCAGTCCAACCTGATATTTGACTACCTTTAATTACTCGTGAGTTTCCTTGTGTCCAAGCGTTGATTGATGTTTCTTGTGTAGTTCCATCATTTTCAACCCAAGTTATTAAATCGTTGTCAAATGCAATATCAAATCTAAATGTAGTAATATCTTGACCTACATCGTCAAGAGTGACTTCCATTTCTAAAATGTCATCTCTCCAAGAATCAAAATTATTATTTGTATAAGCTGGTGTTGCTATATCATCTGCTAAAAATGTTTGTAATTGTACAGTTTCTTGTGCTTTCCACCAATATTCTGGTGTTTTCCACTCGCCTATTTGTTTAACTCTTATGATTGGACTTTGTGCAAAGACAAATCCAAACATAACTGCTGTCATAACTATATTTTTTATAAAACGAAACATTGTGTTTCTCCGTTGGTTTAATTCAATAATAAATATAAAATTAGATAAGATTATACATCAAAACGAACAATAAAAGTTGTTTGTATTTCGTCTGATAATTTGATAGGTTTTGCTAGTTTTCCATGAATCAATAGTTCATTGCTGTCACTATATAAACCAATTTCGGTTACATAAGGTCTAAATTCTGCATTTTCAACAAAGGATAATGATTCAGTTACTGCATTATAATATGTAGCATAACTTCCAGTTCCTTGTCCAGTCGGTAAATGACTTGGTGGAAAGAAGTTAGATACTGAACTCACGCCTTCTGAAATTGTAATACTTCCACTTCTATCTGGTGTTGTGCTAATATTTGTTGTTGTGTTGTATTCATATGGGTCAACTACTACACGATATTCATATTCATAGTGAGTTTGTGTTGCTTGATATTTTAATGTGTAACCTGTTCCGTGTCCTGTTTCACGATATGAACCAGTATCTGTAAATACTAATAATCCTTGTTCGTAGAATACATTTCCCACTACACTACCACTACCTCGTGTTGATGAACCCGTTACGGAAAATGGTAAAACTTCATTCACTTTAGAACCTGATTTAAATGCTGCGAAACTTGCTGAAAAAGCATTGTCGTAAAGATTACCTTCTGCGTCGTCTCGTATATCTCTTGTAGCTCCCAATGATGTATCGGATAAAATTACTGAACCTGGTTTAATCTTTTCTCCGAATAAATTTCTACCAACACTAATTACTGAAGCTGATATATGTAGTTGTCTATTTGACCTATCTGGATTTGCATATACTTTTCCATGGGAAGAGTAAAATAGATTATTTAACATATGCCAAGTCGGTAATGAAAAATAATTTGATGTGGTTGAACCTGTTGTTATTGCGGTGATGTCATCGGATGAACTTATGTAATTGAGTAAAGAACCACTGCGGGCTTTTATAGCAAATACACCACTTCCACTATCAGTATTATTGAATGTGAAGTTCTTAAATGTCTGAAAAGACTTCTTTGATACGTCTTGTGGGTCAAGATTTTTGAACATTAGTTTGTCCTAAAAATCAAGTTTCACTTTTATAATAGCTTCCCTTGAATATGATTTTAATATTGGTTTTGATAACTTAGCAATTGCTAATAATTCATTACTATCATTATATAAACCAACTTGTGTAATAAAACTTTTAGGGTCTTTAAAGAAAGTTGCTTGTGTTAATGAACCATCAGATTGAGTAGCGTAAGTTGGATTGGTACTAAAATTAAAGTTCTTGTTATTTGCGCGAACAAAGTAACTTGTTGAACTAATTTCCTCTTCTCTACGAGCTGCAAAGTATGAACCCGATTGGATTGAATTATAGAACGACTGTGGTCTATTGTTAAATGTGTCAGCTGCTCTTGGGTTTGGTCCTAAACCACCACTTAATTCTGCCATTTTGGCATTCAATAGTATAAGTCCTAAGTCAGGATAAAATAATCCATAAGCACCGAATTTAGTTTCAGCTGCTGCTGTTACATTAACTCCGCCTGCTACTGAACCACTAACTACATTAAATACTCTACCACCTTGATTTACGGTAGGATTTGTTGTTGCTCCACTATCATCGATTAATTTTACAACACTATCAAAGGTACCTGCGCCTGGCATTAATCCTGATAAATGTAATTCCCAATTACCTGGGTCAATTTTTTCTCTTTGTCTTGCTCTTTGGAACGAGATAAAGTAAAAGTCTTTGTCGCCTGATGCGGTTGGTGAAGATGTAAATTCAAACTTATCTGTGTTTGGTGCTAACAATACATTTCTAAACTGACTATATAGTGCAGCTGTTTGTCTACCACCTGATGTTAATTTTGTTACAGTTCCTGATGAACCACTTCCATCATAGTGTGCATATCCAACTGCGAATTGAACTTCTGCTGAACTTGATAGATTTGGGTCTTCGTTATATAATTCTAAGAACGAACCTGTTTGAGTTCCGTTTGTTGATTGGGTGTAAAATGAGGTTAATGTTCCTGAACCACCACTCCACAATCCACTTGAGATTGTAGTTCGTTGATTCTCAACTACATCATTTTCTCTATTAAATCTTTGAAATGCCATTACTTATACTCCTTATAATTTACTTGGGTCAGCTTTTACCGTTACTGATATTGTGAAATTTGCGCCGGTTTGGTTACCAGTTACGGACAAATTAGTATTTGTAAGTGTTGTTAAAGACCTTGAGATAATTCTCACACTTTTACCAACTGTTGTAATTGAACGTTTTGCTTCTTCATCATTTAAGAATACTGCCGGTGCTTTCAGAACTTGGTCATCAAATTTACCAATTCCCCCATCTTTTATCTGAGCATTGCTACCAAATTTAGGTGAACCACCACTAACATTATTTAAGGTTGCGACATCTGAATTAAACAATGTGAATGTATATGAACTATCTGAACCATTGCGGGTATTCGGTGCAACAACTTGTATAATACCTGCCCCATTGAAAGTCAATGATGGACTTGGTAATTCCAATATAGGAAGTTTTGCTGTCAGCTTTGGAAGTGTTGTTAATTTATATCTCATTAGCTGATTTTCATCTACGAACGCCTCCAATAAAGGCATATTTTCAATCACTGCTCCGTAATAGTTTGAACCATTCGGGTGTGCTGTGTCCCATAGATTGTAATCAATCTCATCGTCTGCTAATGCAAACTTTGTAATTCTAAATTCATCTTGCCCTCTTGCCAAAAGTTCACGACCTTTTTTTGTCAAAATTGCGTCTACTGTTATACTCGTATTGTCTAAAAATCCCATTTATTTTGCTCCTGTGGAAATTATATAACTATTCTTCTTCTGTAATAAATATAAGAAAGTTAAATTTTCCATATGTTTTTTATTCTACTTTTAATTTAGATATTTCTGAATCCTGTGTCTTTAATACTGTTGGTGCTACCTCTGTAATTTCTACTGGCTCACCACCATCAATTGTGTTATCTCTCGTTAATAATGTTCCTTGAACGAATGCTCTATACAAGTTAGTTGATTCTGCCATACTTTCAAATTCTGATTTATCAAATGATGAACTATATGATAATGTTGGTCCGATTGATGCGCTAAATGAACTTGAATAGAAGAATTGTTCTACTTGATTTTTTTCTGATATTCTTGAACCCGTAATATTAGGTTGTAGTGCTTCGGTAAAGATAGCATCTGTTCCACCTAATGTAATACTTGATGTAGCATATAGTGAACCAAATTCACTTCGTTTATCTATTTGATTTAATTTCACCAATGAAGGTTCACCTAAGAATCCAACTGATGAGCCCGTATCAAAGTATGCTAAATTAAGTTCTCCATTATAAGTTGTGTATTCTCCACCTGTATCGAAGTAATTGTTTGAACCACTTTCGATATATCTTGTTACCAACACTCCTTCTCCGAAATTATTTGCGTTTTCAAAATACTGATTATCAAATTCTATATCTTTACCGACTACTTGTTTTGAACGCTCTAATATACTCGGTTCAATCAATATACCTAAATCTGTTCGTGCTCTTCCTGGAAGTAATGCTCTAATTGAATCAAATACACTTGAATCATAAAATTTTATTATTCTTAAATAATCCCAAAAATTGTTTGAGTTGTTATATCGTTTAAAGTATTGTCTTCTTATATGTCCTAAATCTTTATATTGTACTTTATTCTCATCTCTTGGGTCGCCGATATAATCATCAAAATTAAAGTCTGCGATACTATATATAATATCTTCATTAACTACATCAATTGGTGAAAAATAAATACCCAATTGATTACTATCATTTGGTGCAAAGTCATCTGATGATTTTTCATTTCTTGAATCAACGGACAATACTTTACTTCCACTTTCATCAGTTGGTAATGTTGTATCTTCAATTCTAATCTTAGTTGCATTTCGTCTTCTTGGTCCTACATCAGGCACTTTCATTTTTTCTTGCTCAACAATACTTCTATATGAATTGTCTGCAAAATTATTAATTGCACTACCTGTAATCAATCCTGTAAGAGATTGGTATAATTCTTTATTGTGTGCAAGATTTGATGCCGTCAAGGCTGTATTCGACCCGGTCAAATTTATATTTTCATCTAATGGAAGTCTTAATAGTAATTCATCATATGGTGATGAATAAAAATTACCATTGTATGCCTTTGGTGTTCTGACGTGATTATCAAATACACTCTGGGATAATGGTTCTCCCCATAAACGATACTCCATTAATGAACCCGTAAATCTTGAACCAAATCCTGTATTTTGCCCACCAAGATATATATTACCACTTGATGTAACGGAACCATTTAATCTACTACCCGTTATATTGTTTATATCGGTTGCTAAACTTGATGTGTGTGATTGTAAACTTGCGCTAGTTGTATATAAAATCTTTTGTCTTGTTGAATCATATTGTTTTGCCGTTAACTCATACACACTTTGAGATAGTGCATTGTCGTGTGTGAATTCGTTTCCGTCTGTATCTTTTTTGGTCAACATAACTGACCACATTTCATCATTATAGAATGGTAATGCCGATGAAGTAATGTATGCGCCTTGGTCAAATCCAGAAGCACTAATTTGGAATTTTAAATATCCGTAGTCGTCTGTTGAACCATTGTCTTGTAGTGCAATTGCAAAGTCATTATCTTTTTGTAATATTACACTATCTTGTGATGTGGGTGTTCTAAATCTAAATTCTATTGTTGATGGATTTAATCCATCTTCTGTTGCAGTATTACTACCTGTCCAATGTGTTTTAATATATTGGTCACCTTTAAAGTCTAATGCTCTTGTAAATTTTCGTTTAATTTCATAATTAACTCTTGTTCCTTTATCAGGTCCACCATATTCACGAACTCTCAACATAGAACTCGGTATTCCGTAACAATTTAATAATCCTTTGATTGCTCTTTCCGTTCCTTTTGATTTTAAGAAAAATGGTAGATTGGCTAATATTCGTTTCCATATTTTTTCAGTAACTGCTTCTTGTGGTGATTCGTATAAAGCACCCCCATCAACATCTTTACCTAATAAATAAGTTGGTAAAACTAATAAATCATTACCACTATATAATTCTAATCCGAGAGCTTTTGCATATTCTCGTGCAACATCTTTTGATATACCTTCTGATACTTTGTTAACTCGTTTGTTGATATCCGTAAAGGTATTTACATATGTATATATTTCATCAAATTGTTGTCCTACCATATCCATAAATTCTAAGAATACATTGTTTTCAGTATCTGCATAAATGTGTTCTGGTAATGAATTTCGTAATGAATTCATATTTCTTTGGTCATAATCTGATGCGCTTGATATTAAATTGTTATACCAACTCGCTGCTGTAGAAACCGATTGTAATGTATATGGTGATGATGAATTTGACTTAGGCCAACTTGTATCGTGGAATTGTCCGTCTGATGAACTCGCATAAGATGAACTCTCAAAATATAAATAATGTTCATATGGGTCAAACGAATTTTTAATTCTTTGTCTTTCTGCCTCAATCTGTTGTATTCTTGTTATTGAACTTGTTATAGTTAGTAAAGAAGCACTATTTGAGTTTAGAGTTTCAATTGATTCCAATTTAGTTCTAAAATTACGAAGTCTTGATTCTGCATTTGAGAAATGAATAAAGTTTCCAAAACCTAAATCGTCTGCTTCAAGATTCAAGTCTGTTGTGGTTTTTTGATAATCAACATTTGGTTGAACACTTAATAAACTACCCGATACCAATATCCTTTCGATATCACGAGCGTCTTCATCATTAGTGCTTGTTAGTGAAGTATGTGTTCCATAATTTCCCCCTACAAAATTAATTGGATTATCAACTGAATTAAAATTTGGTAACCTTAAAAATATTCCATCATTTGGCGTATCTATAAAGGGTTCTAATCTAACTCTATCACGATAATTAGGAAGTCTTTTTTCTACAAATGTAAATTTTTCTCCAATGTTTACATCATCGGTAAGTGGTTGCTTTGTTTTAATCGTTCTCTGTTTTCCATCAATACCCAATTTACTATTGGTCATTAAATAATATTGGTTTCCAACTTTAACATATGTTTTGTATCGTTCAATATTACTCTTTATATAATTAACTCTAAATCCTTTAAATTTATTTGATACTTCATCTTCACCTTTATGGTTGTAAAGGTTTACTCCATCATTATACGATAATGAAACACGAATACGGTTGGTATCCAACACTTCTTCTATGGTTGCTAAATAATCTCTTGGTGTTAATTGAGCTTGAGCTTCTCCCGTATCAACAACTTTTTCTTTCGCTATTACTTTTGATGTACCATCTTCAACAATTTCACCATTTGCTTTTATAATTTTCTTTTTAATTAAATCTTGTTTTATAATGTCATACCCAGCTGGTAATGGGTCACCCAATTTTTTAAGTTTTTCTGCTTGGTCTTTTGTGGTCAATGCTCCACCAGTATCTCCTAATCCGTCATTGACTAATTTTTCTTTTGTTTCTTCCGATACATAAAATACTTCACCTGCTTCATCTGCACCACTATCGACGTGTTCTGCGAACTCATCTCGTAGTGCTTGAATACTTGGTGGTGGGTCTTTCGGGTCAAATCCTACGTCTTTAATTGGGTCAATAATTATTTTTCCATCTTTACCGATTTCTTCCAAGATTACTCCACCTGGTCCGAGAACTTCTGTTACTCCGTCAGGTCTGACGATTGTCTGTGAACCTTTAAATGTTGGACCTGGTGTTCCATATGCTGGCTTTGTTTCGGAAACTCCTGCTCCGATAACTGCACTTGGGTCCGTTGATGTTTCGAGGTTTGGTTTACCTGTTCCGACTAATGTTCCTGCTAATCCACCTGGCTTTGTTGGTGAACCTGGACCTGTTACTTTTGGTGGAAATACAATATCTGTTACTGGCCCCTGTGGTGGCTTTGTAAATCCATTTGGTTTTAAGCTTGGTGGTGCCACAACTGGTGTTGATGGCTTTGGTTCAGGTATTTGTACCGTTGATTGAACTGGCGCTGGTGGTGTAATTTTTGGTGTCGGTTGTGGTACTGGTGGTGGATTAAAAGATACTGGTACTGATGGTCTTGTTGTGATTGCGGCTGCGATATTTGCTGCAGCATTTCCTGGTGCAGACGTATCTGTTACGGTTGTTTCTGGTGGTGGTGTTGGTATCGTCAATGGTGCTGGTGCTGTTGATTTTGAACTAGCTCCTCTAACGAGTTGATTATTTCTTATTGACTGCTGTGTTTCATTAGCACCCTCAGAAGAACCACCTCGTGCTCCGCTATCCCCAATACTCGTATCTATAAATCCTGGTTTTGCCATTAACTAAATCCCCCCAATCCAGTATCAGCACCTAAAATGTTCCAGAACCCGATACTATCCTCATTTTCAAACTCAACATCATCAACTTCTAACTCAACATCATCAACAACAACATCACTATTGTTGGTATCTTCTTCGCCGGTAATCTTAAACATATTCGGTATAACGATTTGTCCACCTACCATATTTTGTGTAAATCCTCTATCTTTTGGGTCCATATCGAACTCTAAGATATGTGGATTTTGAGTATTAAATTTTGCAAGTCCCATATTTGCCCTACTAATTGGTGTGTATTCAATCATTTGTCCCATTTCAATAAAATCATTTCTGTATTCTTGACCTTTTAGATTGTTATCTAATTCTAAAATAAATTCTGTTCTATCTGGTGAGGTTTCTACTAATGGATATTTATATTCTTTAATGAATACTTCTTCTGCTTGTGCGGTATTCTTTTCGCCATCTCCACCCTTGAAGAATTTTATTTCATTTCCAATAACTTTTCTTTGAACTTCCCCATTAAAGATTCTACCTTCAATGTCTACGAAAACTGTTCGTTCTCTACCAGCGAGTCTTCTTAAAAATTTATAAACAACATCATATTCACCTTCTTGAAATCCTAAATCTCTTAGGTGTTGTCCGACATTAATGTCAATGAAGTCTCCGTCATTTTCAAAACTAACTTCATTTAATGCCAGAACTTTTGTTACAATTAAGTTCCCGTCAGTATCATAGACGTGTAACATCATAAAGTCATTTATGTGGTCTCTACCGAAACTACTATAAACTTTAGAAGGTGCGAATAAATTATTTCGCTCTTGTTGTGTAAATGAATATTCTTGTGCCATTAGTTATTATTCTTATTTTTACCTGGTGATTGGTCTATTATATATGGAAATCCTAATCTTAACCATAATCGTTGACCTTGTGTTGTTCTGTATAAATGATTCTCAATTAATTCATCGTATTGAAAATTTCTTAAATCTCTTTTTAGGTCACCATATCTGTTACCACTTATACCTGCTGCTTTTCTTTTCTTGTTAAGTCTGAATTCTTCCCAACCTTGTGCATTGTTTCCTTTACTTCTATTCTCATCAAAGAATTGTAATAGTTTATTATGTAATAAATCTGTTGAGATGTCAGGTCCGTTTTCTTCTCCGTAAAATTCATTAACAAACTGAATTAAATAATCTCTCAACGTTAATGCGAACTCTACCGCTTCTGTTGTGGCTTCTGTTGTAGTGGTTGTTGTTGTGTCTGTTGTTGTGGTTGTGTCTGTTGATATTGGTTGAAAATAATATGTAAATTCATTATTTAATTGACCTATAAATTCAAATTGCCTTACTTCTAAACGAACATCCTCAAAGTCTTCCCCTAAAGAAATACCTGGTGTTGAACTTTCAAATGAAACTAATAATCCTTCTCGATTTCGTAGTGGTGAATTAGCATCAAGTGAACCTGATATCTGTTGTTTCTTCTTTAAGTCTTCAATTCTACTTTGATATTCAAGTGTATCACCATTTATAATGTTACTGTATAGTTGTGATTTTTTTGCTGCGTCGGAAGGTAAGTAAGGCATTTTATCTCACCACTCTAAATTCATAGTTATCATCATAAAAGTTAATTTGTTCATCAGTCGTTCCACTGCCACTAACTACTTTAAGACAAAAACGATAATTCCTCTCTGCTTGTAATCCATCCATTTGTATGTTAAAGAAATTACTTGTGCTATCACAACTAATCTTAGAACCACTACCGAATGGAATAATTACTTCTTCTGTTTCTGCGTCACGAACCGAATAGTATGCGGATGCGCTTGGTAAATATTTAACATCTAATTCTGCTGGTGTTGTTGCAAAAGCAGTTGTTGGATATAATTCTCTACCAACTATTCTTAATTTTGTAATTGTTTTTTCTTTATATTCTGTTCTCAAGTTTTTAAAATAAACTTTTAATCTTTCCAAATCTGTTGAACTTAATGCCGACAAACTTCCTGTTGACCAACTTGAATCATCCCATACTACTTCTAATTTAGGTGGATAGATTGTGTGGGTTTCTCTTGAGAAATATTTTAGATTTCCTAAACGACTTCCATCACCTTCTTGTCCTGTATTGAAATCAAAACTAGCTGTTGCGGGAGTGTTTCCATATGAACCACTATCTTCTCGTTTAACAATAAACCCGTTGTTCGGGTAAATAGAACTTGAATAAACCCAATTCTTCACTAAGTCGGTTACATCTGCTCTAACATCTTTTTTATCAAATGTTAAATCGTATGAAGAACTAACTCCATATTCTTGACCAGAAGCGTAACTTGCTGTAAACCAAGCACCACCCTCGGTCAATACTGAACCTGTAATCCAAGGCGTTTTTGCCTCGTGGTCACGATATTGATAACTTACTCCGTCTGAAGTTACTGGGTCGTGGTCAAGTTTTCCTGTTCCTTGTTTCCAACTACCACTTACCATATAGATATGTAGTGATTGTTCTGATTCAACTTCTTGTGAAGTTGCGTCAAATAAATTTAAATAATATTTTGCCGTTGAAGGTATTTTTCCATCTTGTATGGATTGTGAAATGTATGCTAAATCAAAATCAATCAATACTCTTGATACATTACCTACCGTACCACTATTGTTTACAACTTTATTAATTTCTAATATTTCATCCAATCCAGTATTAATGGAAGCTGTTGTTCCACCTGAATAAATGCTCGCATCTCTTTTTCCAAATTCAAAATAATGCATTATCTATCTCCCACTACTTTACCCTCAATATCACTATTGGGGAATTTAAGTTCAAATATACTTGGGTCTAATGATGGATATATAATTCCATCTCGTGTTGCTGATGATATATCATATACATTACCACTATAGCCATTTACAACCTTTGATTTGTTTTCAATTAATATTAAATCTTTATTTGGATTATTAACTTCTGGTGGAACAATGGAAACTACTCCGTCCACTAATGAAATTTGATATGCCAAGTCACTTATGACAATCGGTTGATTGATTTGCCATTTATCTGTTGCGAAGAATTGTTTTACTTTTTGTATTGCTCTAAACAATACATCATTTTTATTAAATCCTCGTTTTACAATGATATTAAACTTAACACTAACATTGATAACGTATCCGTCTTTAATGTTGATTGCGTCTGTTAATATTCTATATTGTGAAAGATATATTTTTAAATTTTGTTTTACTGCTCTATTCAAAGCAACTAATTTTTTATCTGCGCTGTATCCCAATAAGTACATATTCAATGCTAATGGATTAGATTTATCTGCAGTAATTGTTTGTATTACCCCATTATTTACGGATAATTGTTGCTTTTCTAATTGCTCATCTTGAACAATATATGCCTTTGCGATGTTACCATATTTTTGTGGTAATGAATAAGCTCTCGTAATGTAGTCTGCTTTAGTAACTGCTCTGTTCTGTGCATTAAAGTATGCAGCTGCATTTTCTTTTATTTGTATAAGGGTTTCCGTTGATGAACCACCTGAAGCTGGACCCTCATTTGTAATTGATATACTTTGTTCAGATGTGCTTTTGAGACCACTATCCAATCCTTCGGTAGAAATTGTATATATTTTTCTACTGAAATTACCTATGGCGTTACTCGGAACATTATCTTCTACTCTCCCACCATAATTATAATTTACGGTTAGAGTTGTGTTGCTTGGTGCTAATCCAAATGTTTGAGTTTTTAAAAAATTACTCGGGTCAAATGCCTCGTCTAATCTTGAAATACCCATACCTAAAGATGAGCCAACATTATCTGGATTTGGAATTATTTCTTCGTCTGCATTGTCACTAACGCCTGAACCAAATCTTAATTCCATTTTATTGTCATCACGAACATAAGTTGTAAATCGTCTTGATGATTTAATTAATTTTAATAAGTATGGTGTATCCATTTCAAACTCACCTAAATCAGGGTCAGTAAGTGTTGTGTTTTGTTCTGATTCAAATATTGTGTCTTGTGCTAAGAACGGAACTTGATACCAAGTGTTTCCTTGACTATCCGTTACTGAAATTATTTCTGTTACCTTATCGTTTGATAAAACTATTTTGTCAAATTCTTTTGCATTTGAAAAACTAAAATCTTCTGATTCTCTTGTTCCTGATTGTCCCAATACCTTTTTAGTTAATCTAAATGTTGTCGGTACTGTTCCTGAACCTGGGTCTAATAATTGAACTCCCATTCTATCCAATGAACTTGATGCCTTAAAGTTAACATCATCCATTAATGTAAATTCTGTTCCGTTGTTTGATGATACGGTTGAATTAGCACTTAATACTCCAGCGTAATCTAAATCTGCTTGATAATTAGAACCAACAATTTTTGCTGGAACCTCAACACTAACGGTCAATTGAACCAATGATGGTGTTGCTAATTTTGGTTTGTATCCATATGATTGAGCAATCGCTAATACATTTTTTCTTTCTTCTGCATAATGTAATAGTGTTTCTCTGAATTGATTGTCAACATAGTAATTTAATACATCACCCACATACGATGCCATTTCAACAAACATCATTCCTGGTGATGCTTCATTAAAATCATTGTATTGAGTTGGGAAGTATGTTTTAGCAAACTCAATTAAATTTGCTCGTATGTCTGTAAAATCTCTACCGAGATAATTTACTTCCTTACTGATTAACTTTTTATTTGTTCCATAATCTGGCATTCTTATTCTCCAATTCTAAAATCAAAATTTAATACTTCAATGTCATCGGGATTTAATGGAACCGAATATTCAATTGAAACACTAACTGTGTTATCTTGTTGTGTGGTGAAAACATTAATTATATTAATGTATGCTAAGAATTTATCAGCTGATGAACGGATGGTTTCTTCTATTCTGTTTGGAATATCTTGTCCTTGTTCAAATACGATAAACTTTAATCGTGAACCAAATTCTGGTTGCATTATTCTTTCGCCTGGTGTGGTTAATAACAAGTTTCGTAAGTTTGCTTTAGATTGTTGTAATACAGTTTTTGTCTTATAGAAAAATCCCTCTGGACTATATCCCAATGGAAATTCTATTCCGACATACTTGTCATCATTTCTATCTATTTCTCTTACACTTCTTGCCATTATTTATTAAGGTCTAAAACCACCCTCACCTGTTTTCTTTTTATCTATTGCTTTCATCAGTCCAGAATAATCACGAGTTAAAGCATCTTGAACACCCGTTGGAACTTGGTCTACTGAAACACCTTGTTTCTTGATTGTATCTACTGCTGCCATCTCTCGTGCCATTTCTTTATTTTGAACTCCACCTAAATTACCATAACCCAATACTTCTGCCATATTGTCACTACCTAACACTCCACCGCCCAATGATGGATACTCGTCTTGTTGACTTTTTCCCAAAGGATTTGTGTTGTTCAATACTTCGTTCAACGCTGTATTTTTGCTGTATTGTTTTTTAGTTATTTGTTTTTTAACTTTTGGTTTAGAAATCACTTCTGATAGTTTGATTTCTTCTTTATCATTAATAAATATCTCTGTCATCTGTTTTTTAACTTCTTTACGGACAACTAATTCAATTATTTTTATTAAGTCATTCTTCTTCATTTTAACCCCCTGCTGTATTAAATAAATTCTTGTAAGATTTCGCTTGGTCTGTTGAACCT